GGAAATGGCATAACATTACCGCTTGGAATTGTTTAATATCGTTATTCACAGCCTCCTGACCTTAGGAGGCTTTTTTTATTGGTCGCAAAAATTGGATAAGATTGCAGATTGGCTGTATGAGAATGCCACTGTACTGATGGGAGCAGGCTTTGCTTTTCTGATTAGCATGCTTACTCATAAAGAGGGAAAGTGTATGGACAGACTCGGCTCATCTTTCCTGTGCTCATTGTTCAGCACAGGTCTTTACTATGGGATAGTCTCTTTTTTTCCGTCAGTGCCTAATGTTGCTGCTGTGGCCATCGGCTCATTTGTCGGTTTCTTCGGTGTCGATGAGTGCAAGAGGATGATACTAGACAGACTCAAGAGTCTGATAGGCTCAGGCAGAAAAGGTGGTCATGATGAAGAGTGAGATGAGGCTGAGTGAGAGAGGCAGAGACCTCCTCATTAAGCGTGAGGGCATCAAGCTCTATGCTTATCTGTGCACTGCCGGGAGATGGACTATAGGCATAGGCCACACTGCCGGGGTCTGCCAAGGTATGCGGATAACGATAGAGCAGGCTTATAAGTTTTTCGCTGATGACATCAAACCTGTGGAGGACTATCTCAATAGAGTCAATGACAGGATTGAGAGAAAATTCCTGCAACATGAGTTTGATGCTCTTGTCAGCTTTATCCATCAGCTTGGTCTGACTTATTTTGCATCCAGCACCTGTCTCAAGTATATTTATGCAGGCAGGTCTCCTGAGGAGATTGCCTCTGAGTTTCCTAGATGGTGCTATGTGACAAAGACCGTGATTGATGCCAAGACAGGGCAAAAGAAAAAAATCAAGGTTATTGATGAGGGTGTCAGGAACAGACACCTAGATGAGAAAAGACAATATCTGAGAGGATACTGACTGCATGCTGATACCCGATGATTTTACATATGCGGCCATTAAGTATCTTCTCAGAGGCTTTCTGCTGGTTCTTGCCTGCATGTTTGTCTATTGGCTAGGCTACAGAGAGGGCATTGATGTGACAGAGGCTAAGTATCAGAGAGAGATACGAGCCTCAGAGCAGAGAGCTGAGGAGCGGTTCAGGAGAATGCAGCAGTCTCAGAACGATGAGCTCAGAGACTACATGCTCAAGATTGATGAGCTCAATGCTCAGCATGATGCAGATGTGGAGGCTTTGAAAAATGCACAATTCAAGGATACTGTTGTCATCCCTGCTGCTGATGTTGCTCCTACCACTGAGTGCCTGCACTCAGACAAGAGCTCCACTGCAAGAGTGTCAAAGACCTCAGCTAAGTCCGATCTTGTATGTTATACCAAAGCAGAGCTACAGCGAAAGATTGCAGAGAGTATGGCTATCACAAGAGATGCAGATGAGCTCAGAGAAAGATATCAGACACTGATAAGGATATGCAGTGAGTGATGTGTATGTGTACTATAAGACTCTATGAGCTGCTCCCACTCTTTCCTGATGATGAGATGATAAATCTGCATGTACAGCTCTCTGTGGGAGAGTGCACTATATGCCGCTCAGCGTTGGATATGAAAAAAGAGAGCTCAAGCAAGAGGAGACATGACATCCTGTGGAGAGTCAGTCTGTATAATCGGGTAGTTAAGCGGATAAAGCATAATATTGACTGCACTGAGCTGTGGCTTGAGCGTGATGACAGAGAATAAGTGACAGGGACAGTCAGATCCCATCCATGACATCTGTGGTATATGTCATGTATTGACTGTCTCTGTTTTTTCTATACCACAACAGGAGAAAGCAATATGGCTATGAATAATTATTTAGACAGAGTCAAGCTCATTAAGGCTGACTCTCTTGAAGCTTTGGAGACTGCTGTCAATGCCTACATCAGTGGAGCTGATTCAGGTCTTGAGACAGGTGAGCATGTGACTGCAATTGACATTGATGTGACCACAGTGAGAGATGTGCCTCAGCCTGTGAGTCTGTATGTGGCCACTCTCTGCATTGTAGGCTCATCAACCTAAAAGCATCTAGACAGGTCATTGATATGAGTCAGTGACCTGTGACTCTTATCTTTTGGTGTGGGGCATAAATGGATAATATTGATAGACAGCTTGATGATGCTCTTTTAAGTTTGGCAGTGGGAGCAATAGTGGAGGAGATAGGCAAGGATGCTGATGGCAAGGCCAAAGTATTCAAGCGTAAGCTCCCTCCTAATCTTGATGCCATCAAGTATCTCAAAGAGAACAAGAAGAAAGGGGCATCAAAGAAATACACACCTCAGCTAGTCAGGAGAGATGATGACAGTCAGAGCTAAGAGACCATGTGCACATGCTGGATGTCATGAGTATGCAACTCATGGCTCATACTGTGAAAAGCATTATCTGCAGATGCAGGAGCTGATAGAGCAGAGGAGAAAGGAATTCAGCAGAAAGGCAGGCAAGGACAGACCTACATCCAATGCTAGAGGATATAATTACCGATGGCAAAAGACATCCAAGATGTATCTCAAGCTCCATCCTGTCTGTGTGATGTGTGGTGCTCCGGCAACCGAAGTGGATCACATCATACCGCACAAGGGAGATCCTGAGCTGATGTGGTCTGAGAGTAATTATCAGGCACTATGTCACAGATGCCACAGCAAAAAGACTTATGCTGAGGTGGCTCAGCAGATGAGAGATAGAAAGAGAGTCAGCATCCCTGACATGAATATCTTTCACATTGACTAGTGTATAATTTCTATCAATAAACTTGATATTATTTAATTTTTCATGTGCAAAGGGGTGGGGGGGGAGTTCCGAAAATCGGCAGAGCTCGCTCTATCACGACACACTAGCTCTTTTCACATGCATGCAAAATGAGACTTTTTGGGTCTCGGTATTGTTTTTTTAGTTAAGGATAGTTAAGCATAGTTAAGGGTTAAGTTAAGGATTGGACATGACATGGGCGGTAGACCAAGAAAGCCTACTGCGGTCAAGAGGCTGCAGGGGACTCTGCAGAAATGCAGAACGAACACAGCAGAGCCTGTGCCTCAGATTGACCTCAAGAGCGTATATGCTCCTGACTACTTGACTGACTCAGCTAAAGCAATTTGGGAGTTCTCTCTTGCTGCTGCTCCTCCGGGAATGCTGAGCACACTAGACTTTGGGATCTTCACTCAGTGGGTAGTCTGTTTTGATCAGTTTGTCACACTGAGTGCGGCTATTAAGGAGCAGGGCACTCTGACAATGGATGAGGATGGTCAGGTGAATGTGAGCGGATTGCTCCATCATCTGACAAAGACAGTTGCTATCCTGAGAGGATTGGAGACAGAGCTGGGGTTCACTCCGGCATCAAGGAGCAAGGTCTCCTCATTCAACAAGAAAGACACGGCAGAGAGCAAAAATAAGTTTGATGACCTATAGACCACAGTAGAGGGCATCACATGGATTATGTAGACAAGGCAAAGAGATACATTGACAAGGTACTCTCAGGCAAGATACCTGCATGCAGATGGGTGAGGTTCGCATGTCTGAGGCAGAAAAAAGACCTAGAGAGAAAAAAGAGCAGGAGCTTTCCCTACTCATTCAACAGAAAAAAAGCAAACAGGCCATGCAAGTTCATTGAGTGCCTGAAACATGTCAAGGGTCCCAAGGCAGGAGAGTACATCCATCTTGAGGATTGGCAGTGTTTTATCATAACTGTGATTTTTGGCTGGGTGGATGACAATGGTCACAGGAGATTCAATCAGGCATATATTGAGGTGGGCAGAGGCAATGGCAAGAGCACATTCTGCTCAGGTATCGGACTCTACATGCTCTGTGCAGATGGTGAGCTTGGTGCAGATATCTACTCCTTTGCCACTACTCGGGATCAGGCTCGTATTGTATTTGATGATGCCTTGGCTATGGCAAGAGGCAGTCAAGACCTGAGAGAGCACTATGGTCTGACACCTCTGAATAATTCCATGGTGGTGATTGGGACTAACAGTAAATTCCTGCCTAAGTCAGCAGATGCAGGGACATTGGATGGTCTCAACACTCACCTTGGCATAATTGATGAGCTCCATGCTCATAAGACTAGAAAAGTCTATGATGTTGTGAATTCCTCCACATCAAAGAGGTCTCAGCCTCTGATTTTTACCATTACCACTGCCGGATACATCTTGGATGGCATCTGCATGGAGAGGAGGAGGACTGTGGGGCATGTGCTGGATGGCTCAGTCTGTGATGATGCCCTGTTTGGTATCATCTTCACCATGGATGAGGATGATGATTGGCAGTCAGAGACTGCTCTGATTAAGGCAAATCCTAATTGGAAAGTCTCAGTCAATCCAAAGGTGATTTACAGTGAGCTGATATCTGCAAAAATCAATACATCAGCACAGAAAGAATACCTTACCAAGCATCTTGATGTATGGGTCAACTCAGACAGCCAATGGCTCAAGATGGAATTTTACAGGCAGTGTATTGCTCCTGACCTCCATGAGAGTGACTTCTCCGGTGAGTATTGCATCTATGGCCTAGACTTGGCATCAAAGCTGGATATTTCAGCAATTATCAAGCTGTTTTGGAGGCCTGATGATGAGGGAGTGATGCATTACTATGTGTTCCCTCGGTTCTATCTGCCCTCAGATGCAGTGCATAATGCTGACTGCAGTCAGTATGAGGGATGGGCAAAAGATGGCTACATACAGACCACTGATGGACCCATCACTGACCTCAATGCTTTGCAGGAGTGGATTGGTGAGGATGTAAAGGGATACAGTGTGATCTCTGTGGCATATGACCCTATGCAGGCAACTCAGATGAGTCAGAATCTGCTGGCTGATGGAGTGCCAATGGTGGAGCTCCCTCAGAACCTGAAAAACATGTCAGAGCCTATGAAACAGGTTCAGGCTCTCATCTATTCAGGGAGACTGCATGTGGCTGACAATCCTGTCATGCATTGGATGGCAGGCAATGTGGTATGTCACATTGATGCCAAGGAGAACATCTATCCAAGGAAAGAGAGACCACAAGACAAGATTGATGGTATGGTAGCTCTCATAATGTGCATGCAGCAGGTGCTGCAGTTAGATACAGAGCATCAGTATGTATCTGCTACTCAGAGATTAGAGACAGATTGGTCTGATTTTAGCTTTTAACATGTCAGTATTTCCGACAGGTTAAAAGAGTGATGTAAATCAAATTTGTTCGGTTTTTGTTAGGTTTTGTTCGGTTGTGAGGTTTATATGTGGAGCTGGATCAAGGGATTGCTTGGCAACTATCAGGGAGAGCAGGTCACTAAGCCTATTGCTCCCATTGTAGAGACTCCCACTCCTGCATCAGTAAATAATGTTTTACAGATTCCTGCCATATGGGAGTGTGTCAATAAAATCACAAGAGCTATGAGCTGTCTGCCTATAGACGTGCTCAAGATTGTGGATGATGAGGGAAATACAGAACAGGTGACAGAGGGATCTCTGCACTATCTGCTTGCTGTATCTCCCAATGCATACATGACTCCTGCTGACTTTATCAAAAAAATTACAGTAGACTATCTCCTGCATGGCAATGCTTTTGTGAGAATTGATAAGGCCAAGGGTGCAGACTACATTGCCGCACTAACTCCTCTCAATCCTGAGCAGGTCAGCACTATCCTTGAGGGTAATACAGTCATTTACAAGTATTATTCCGATAAGGACACCATAGAGACATATAGAGCTGATCAGATTATGCATTGGAAAGGCATTGGGAATGGCTTGGTTGGTCTGAGCACTGTCTCCTTTGCTCGGTCATCACTGACTGAGGCTGTGGAGGCTCAGAATGCAAGCATTGACATGTTCAGGAACAAGGGCAAGCTCAATGGCATCCTGAGTGCTGAGACTCCTCTCATCAACAAAAAGCAGTCTGATGACTTTTTGGATAGATTCAGAGAGATGAAAAAAGCACCTCTTGGCATTCCGCTGCTCCCATCAGGTTTCAAATTTCAGTCACTGAGTCTGTCTCCGGCAGAGACTCAGCTCTTGGAGACTCGTGAGTTCATAGTGAAAGAGTTTAGCCGTTGGTTTGGAATTCCATATGGACTCCTGACAGGTGATGCTCCTGAGCTGGTAGACCTATCAAATTACTTTTACGAGACTACAATCCTCCCAATGTGCATTGAGCTTGAGCAGATACTCAAGCAGAAAGTGGTCAAGGATGAGTCTCTGACAGTCAAATTCCGCACATCCGTGCTCAAGCGTATGTCTGATCAGACACGCATAAGCATGCAGACATCTTATGCTCAGAATGGTCTCAGGACTAGAAACGAGTTGAGAAGAGAGGATGGCTACAAGTGGATTGATGGTGCTGATGAGCTGACAGCTCAGAACAATCTGTATCCGCTTAATAAGTTAGGAGAGTCTGATGCATCTCAGACACCTCAGACTCCACTAAGTACACAACCTGTGAAACAGTAGAGAGGCTATATGAGTCAAGATATTATTATCACTCAAAAATCAGCATTGTCTCTGCCTACAGATAAGCCTGAGGGGTTCATCTGTGGCTATGCGTCAAAGTTTGGGGGCATTGACTCCTACGATGACACCATTGAGAGAAGTGCATATGACAACATCATCAAGGGTGCAATGCCTAAGATGTTCTTCAATCATCAGTCATGGGACACTGTGCCCATTGGTAACTGGACAAAATGGGACATTGACAATACAGGTCTCTATGTAGAGGGACAGCTCAACATGGCTCTGCAGTCAGCAAGAGATGTGTATGAGGGCATCAAGTTTGGTTCTATTGACGGCATGAGCGTCAGCATCAGGATGTCATATGATGACTTTTGGTATGATGACGATGGCATCAGACACATTAAGAATGTGCAGAGCATGAGAGAGATATCTGTAGTGACTTTCCCTGCAGATGATGCCGCAAGAATAATCAATTTCAAGTCAGGAGATATGCCTGACTTTTCCAGCGTGAGAGATGTAGAGCACTATCTGAGGGACTCAGGGTTCTCCAGGTCTCAGGCTGTAGCCTTTATCAGCAAGGCTAAAAGTGCATTCAGTAATGAGAGACAGCGTGATGCTGATGATCAGGAGCTGAGTAATATTTCATGTATGTTAGACAACATTTTAAGGAAGTTTTAAATATGGGTAATATTGAAGAAATCTCCAGCAAGATCTCAGCCATTGATGGCAAGATCTCTGACAATGCTCAGACTGTATCTAAGATGCAGGCTGATGTTGAATCACTCAAGTCTCAGACTGCAGTGCTCAATGATATGCAGAACAGCATGAAGAGCATGCAGAGTGAGCTCAATGCTCTCCAGCAGTTAGGAGCTGCAGCATCCAAGACCGAAGTAGTCAAGGGTGATTATGGTTCTCGCTTTGTGGCCTCTGAAAAGTTCAAGGCTTTCAGAGATGTAATGAAGTCAGACAGAAATGCCTCTATCAGATTAGAGCTTGCTGCCGCTCCTGAAACTACTCAGGCAAGCAATTCAGCATCACGCACCTCATTGGCTATGCCATATGATGCAGGTATTGTGACTGATCCAAGAGCCGTGCTCAACATTGAAAGCCTCTTCGGCAAGATTAACATCTCTGCCAATGCTTATCAGTATGTCAAGTATGGCTACAAGACCACTCTGACCGCAACGGGTCCTGCAGTGGTTGCTGAGGGCAGTGCAAAGCCTGAGTCAAATTATGGTGGCTCTATTGAGACAGGTACTATCAAGACCCTTGCTCATTGGACTAAGATGACTGAGCAGATGATTGCAGATGATGCAAATATTGTCTCATTCATCAATGCAGACATGCAGTATCAGCTTGATAAGGTGATTGATGCTCAGATTGTAAATGGCTCAGGTTCAGGAGAGCTCAAAGGTCTCTCTGCCTCAGGCAACTACACTGACTACATCACCGGGGCAGGCATTGAGACAGGTGACACTGTGATTGACCTCATCCTTAAGGTCAAGACTCAGATGGAGGCTGCAAACATCAGAAACATCAGCCTCCTCCTCAATCCTGTGGATTGGTGCAAGGTTCTGTGCTCAAAGAATGTCAACAAGGACTACCTGATACCGGGCATTGTGGACATCCCTACTCAGAGAATTTGGGGCATCCCTGTGATTCTCTCAGGCTCTGTGACCTCAGGCAAGTTCCATATGGGTAACTTCTTTGAGGGTGGCAAGATCTTTGAGCGTCAGGGCATTGCTGTTGAGCTTGCTCGTTCAGGTGATGACTTTGAAAAGAACCTGATGACTCTCAGAGTAGAAAGACGCATGGACTTTGCTGTGGTTCAGCCTAAGGCTCTCGCCTATGGTAATTTTGCTGTGGGTGAATAACATCTTCATGTAAGTCCTTTTTGAGGGAGTCCCTGTGACTCCCTTTTTTTCATGGAGTAACATATGGAGTTATACATTACAGTAGCACAGCTCAAGGCTCATCTGAGGATAGACTCTGACTCTGAGGATCTCATCCTTGCTCAGTACATTGAGGCGGCACAGGAAGAGGCAGAGACTCGGATGAGGAGACCTATCTGCTCAGCCACTGATGAGGATGCTGTAGCTCAGTCTGCAGACAATATCCCTGCAAGCATCAAGCAGTTCATACTTGTGACTGCCGGGGATTTCTACATGGCAAGAGAGAACAGGCAGGAGAAAGGGTACACACTGTACTATGAGCATCTGCTTGATAGGTGGGTGAGATATGATAAGTAATGTAAGTGCCGGAAAGCTGAATTATCAGATAACACTGCTCAGACCTACAAAGACCCTGAGTGGTGCTGGAGCTCACAGCATCACATATGAGTCTGCCGGGACAGTGTGGGCAAATCTCAAGCAGATAAGTCTCAGAGAGGCTATGAGCTCTAATGTGGAGCTACAGACTGAGACATACACTGTGCTTATGAGATACAGGTCGGGCATTGGACAGGATTGGTGTGTGCAGTTGCCTAATGGCCTGAGATACAGGATAGTGTCTATCAATGCAGACAAGCTCACAGGGATGATGATCCTTGGAATTGAGCTTGATAATACGATTATACAGAGAGTGGAGTCATGACATGAGTCTGAGCAATATTAAACAGGATTTAGTGACAATCCTGACCTCTATTGATGGGGTGTCTTGTTCTTTTGATTACTCTACCATAGAGGAGAGTGCAAAGAGCATTGTGATAGACTCCATGGAGTTTACATATCAGCATGATCTTGATATGGGATGGCACAAAGAGCTCAGAGCTACTGCAGTGCTCATCACCAAGACTCCTGATGACTTGGATGCTTTAATTGATGCCGTGGAGGCTTTGGATAATGCCACAGAGGGCAGTATCAGAGACATCATGATAGAGTCTCTGACCATTGACAATAATGATCTTAATATGAGCATAGCAACTGCTGTGCTGAGCTGTATGGTGTGGGAAAATGTCTAAAGACAGTATCACAGAGATAACTGTGGGAGAGAATGACAGAGATTTTGAGAACATGCTCAATGACTTTCTTGAGCGTATGAGCTCAGTCGATCATAAGCTCTCAATGCAGATACAGAAAAAGATACTGAGAGACTCTACTGCTGAGGCCGTGAGGTCACTCAGATCACGTATTAGGTCAGTGTACAAGAAACACACAGGATATGCGGCAAGGTCTGTCAGAGCCAAGACTGCAGAGTCTCGGACTCAGAGAGGCACTGTATATCACACTTTTGGCTACAGAAATAAGCATCTCCCTGATATTTACAACACCAAGATCAGGAATTTGGATGGCTCATACAGAGTCAAGCCTAAACCTGCCACATACATCGGCATATGGGGTGATTTAGGCACAAAGAAAATTCAGGGTAGAGATGTGCTGCACTCTGAGTGGATGCAGCATAAAGACAGAATTAAGAAACGACTTGAGGAGGAAATACAAAAGCTCATCAGGTCGGGACTTGATAAATAGTGCTATTTATTACATTTAGGAGGCAATAATATGACTGCTACATTATCTCCTACAGCGAAGAAGAATGCCCTCACAGGCAAAAATACGCTTGTAGGATACAAGCTGGCATCTGATACCTCAGGGAGCTATGAAACAATCCCCGGTGTCAGTGTGTTCACGGGTTTGGGCGGATCAGTGGAGGACATTGATCAGACCTGCATAGCTGAGGATACAAAGAGATATTTACCCGGTGCATGGGATGGTAATGAGATAACAATCACAATCCATCACTACACAGGTGATACCACTCAGCAGGCTCTGATTAATGCGGCCAACAGCGGAGCAATCATCTCTCTGTGCATTCAGTATCAGGATGAGTCCACTGCTGTGATGGAGGTGGCTCTCAAGTCTGCTACTCCTCAGGACCCTAGTATCTCTGAGACACTCAAGTGGGACATTGTGGGTAAGCTCAACAGCAAGCCTGTGTGGACACTTGCAAGCTAGAGCATATCAGAGGAGCAGAGATGCTCCTCTTTCATTTGTAATTGATTAGGATGGGACAATTATGGACTTATTGAAAAAATTATCTGATATCAAGTTCAAGACTGTAGATGTCAAGGCTGATGAGCTTGGCGAGGGTGCTATGCTCAGAGTGAGAGAGCTCTCAGGATGTGAGCAGATGGAATTCTATGAGATGCTGCAGAAGAAAGACAACAATGTCAAAGCAATGTCATATGCTCTGCTGTGCTCCTTGGTAGATGATAATGGGGAGAGACAGCTCAAGTCTCTTGCTGATGCTGAGACTGTAGTCAAGGGATTACCTGCCAAGCTCTTCCAGCGTATCAACAAAGCATTGTTCACGCTCAACAGTGGAGATGCTGAAAAAAACTGATAAACGTGCCCACAGTGAGGCTCTGTGTGAGGGTGGCTCGGGAGCTCCATATGCCGATAAGTCAGGTAATGGAGTTGCCTGTGCATGAGCTGAACCTGTGGGCGGCAGTCTTTAGAGCTGAGTACATGGAGCTCCATCCTGATGAGAGGGAGGAGGCTGACAGCATAGAGGCTGACATAATGCCAAGCAAGGCATATGCACTGCTTGGTGGGGATATTAAGGGAGGTGTCTGATGTCTATTGTCAATAACATCCTCAACATGGTGAAACTCAACACCACAGACTACAACAAGAAACTGCAGAAAATGAGGAAAGATACCAAGAAGTCTACTAAGGACATTGGGTCTAGTTTCTCATCCATGGCATCAGCATGGAAAGCCGCATTGGTGGGGATAGCCTCTGCCGGATTGGTGACTGCAGTCAAGAGTGAGCTGATGTCTACAGAGAAAGCTGTGGCAGGGTTCATCTCATCAATGGGAGGAGTCTCTGAGGCTCGGGCACAGTTTGAAATGCTCCAGCAGGCAGCAAGAGATACGCTCCAGCCGTTTGAGGCTTTGCAGTCTGCCACTATGAACCTGAGAAAGAATGGCATACAGCCATCAGCAGAGACTCTCAAGGCTTTCTCTCAGATTGCATATGGAACAGGACAGAGCTTGGATGCTGTGAGTCAGGCATTCACCGGGGCACTCAATGGCAGACTCAAGAGCCTGCAGCAGTTGGGTATTGTGGCCAAGGATCAGGGCAGTCAGCTTATACTCACATACAAGGGAGTGGGCACTGCTGTAGATAAGAATGCAGAGAGTCTGCATGACTACTTTCAGACCATTGGCAAAGAGAATGAGGGAGTGCTTGACTATCTGCAGTCAGGCATGACCGGGGCAGTCAATCACATTGATAATGCGTGGGGGGACTTCGTTCGCAGTATTGCAGAGTCCGGACTAGGTCAGGCTATTGCTGATACAGTCAGGGTTGGTGCAAATGCTCTTGACGGTTTCACAAAGTGGATAAATGACAATCAGCAGTCAATCAGGCAGTTTTTTGCAAGATGGTCTGACTACATCAAGCAGTTAGGCAATGACTTTCAGGATCTGCAGAGAGACATGCTCTCATGGTTTGAGACATCAAATAAAATCAACGGCAAGCAGACTGACTCAAGTGCTGGATTTCTTGGGTGGGTTCGCTCGATGGCTCAGACGGCCGGAGAGAAATACTACGAACTTTTCAATGGTTCTGATGCAGAGAGAGCTTATAGAGCAGAGAAAGACAGACTGAAAAAGCTTTTTGAACAACGTGTTGCAACGCTTAAAAAAGGGTCGGCAGAGTACACGGCTGAAATTGAAAAATTCAATCAATCAGTTGTAGATTTGGAGCGTAAATTCTCAGACAAGCAGACTACTGTAGTTGGTAGAGTCGGTCAGTTTTTCAATCTGCAGGATACTGCAAACAAACTACAGAAAAATCTCGATGAGTATGAAGATTATCTTGAAAAGCAGGATAAACTCAGAGAAGAGAAAAGAAAGAAGTTTGAGAGCGTTGGAGTCGGTGGTGATGTTCTATCATTCACTCAGTATCAGGAGGCATCAAAGACCGGAAAAGCAGTCAAGGAATCTGTTGACAGGTGGTCATCCTACTATGAAAAAATCAAAGATATTGCAAAGAGCAGTCTATCTGATGTGCAAAAGTTACATCTTGAGCATGAGCAGAAAATTGCAGAGCTTGAGAAAGAGTACAGTCAGAGCAGACTTGCTACAGAGTCTGAGTATCTTGATGCAAGAAAGATACTTGATGATGACTACTTTAGACAGTATCAGGATCTTGAAAAACAGGCTCAGCAGTTTATGGCTGAGATCAATGGTGATGAGTTGATACAGCTCCAAGACTCATACAGAGAAAAGCTGGAGATGTTGGAGCAGTATCATGAAGACAGTCTCATATCTGAAGAGGATTATCTTAACGCAAGAAATAAGCTCTATGATGACTACACTACGGAGATGAACAAGATTGATAAGAGCAAGAGACAAGGAATGCTGAGTGATGCTGATATTGAAAATCTCAATAGTTTTCATGACGCTATGGACAGCATGTCTGATGCCTTTGGTAATTTGACTCAGGGACTCAGTGAGACATCATCAAGCTACAAGGCACTTTTTGCCATTCAAAAGAGCTTTGCAGTAGCATCTGCAACAGTTAAGGCTGCACTTGCTTGGATGACTGCATTATCAGGGGCCTCTACATGGTATGAGGCAGTTGCCAATTACGCTACAGCTATCAGCATGACTACAGGTGTGATAGCACAGCTTAGATCTGTATCTATGCATGACAAAGGTGGTTTCATCGGTGCTGGTCAGCTTGGCATTGTAGGTGAGTATGGCCCTGAGCTTGTCAGGGGTCCTGCATCCGTGACATCAAGACAGAAGACTGCAGACCTTGCCCGATCTGCCATCAGTGGAAACGCAGTCACAGTCAATCTCTATGAGAACAGAGACAGAGCCGGGACAGTGGATCAGAGACAGGGCAGAGATGGTGAGTCTATCATTGACATTTTTGTCTCCAACATCAGGAGAGGTGGTCAGATAGCTCAGACCATGGAGAGCACATATCAGCTCAAGAGATATGGAGCATAGGTGATATATGAGTGATTTTAAATTTTATCCGTCAGCTCTGCCTAGAGCTCTGCAGACAGGCTACAGCATTAAGCATAAGGCCAACATGCTGAGGACTCAGATGTCTGATGGCTATGTGCGGCAGAGATTAGTCAATCAGGGAGCTCCTGATACTCTCTCAGTGCAGATGATAATGACAGAGCTGGAGTACAGGACTCTCATAGAGTGGTACAAGGCAGACATACAGTGTGGTGCATCGTGGTTTGTGATGCCTGTGCTGTCTGTAGACAGTGATCAGCACATACAGTACAGATATGTGAGGATACAGAATGGAGAGATAAGTGCATCAGTAGTCAGCACCAATCCTACAGAGGGCACTATCTACAGAGTGAGCATGACTCTTGATGTCTCTAATACTGTTGTAGATGATGGCACATGGCATGATGGTGGGCAGACAGCAGCAGGTGATGATGAGACAGGTGAGGTCACTATAGTAGACTCTGCAAGAATAATCTCAGATGTAGATGATCTCGGTGACAGCTCAGGTACTTATACGATTGTGGAGGAATAGATATGAGTTTTAAGAAAACTGTTACATTCACAGCTAATGTGAGTGATTTTACTGATGGCACAGTCTCAGCAAGAGTACAGGCTGAGAATGATATTCTCGGTCAGCTCGTTACTTTCATCTTAGCTCAGAACCTCGACATCTCAATTCAAGAGAAAGTAGAGATCGGCTCGGCAAAATGGGCGGGCAATCCTTTCTATTGTTCAACAAGCGGAGCAACGTCAGACGTCAATAATAACAGCATGGCGGGGGATTTTTATTTCCTCGGTAGAGGAATGACAAAAAAATGCCTAGGCTTGAGTGTTGATAATCACAACATGTATGTGGCACTGACCGACACACCGACACATGATCTGACTTTTTCGGGAAGTTTGGGGAATTACGCACGTGTTCCGTGTGCTCAGATGAGAAAATTAAAACAAAGTTCCTATGAGGATAATAGACAAAACACAAGAAGTAGTGTTACTTTTTGGACATTTTCTACTAATACTGATGCACTTTCCCTCACTGTTACATATTGGAAAAAAGACAATATACTTGTGATTCGATCTAATGGGTGGAATGTAGTAATATCTAAAGATCCGAACACCGTTCTAATTAACGGGACAGGGCATTACAGAGCAACGCATTTCAGTCTTGATGATGATTTTCTTATATCTTTAGACTCATATAGCTTTAATGCAAACAATTCAAATTACTCTAGTAATGTCGCACTCGGTTATGCGATGTCATACAGCCCGTTTTTAGTAAAGGGCTCAAATCAGCCGATGTGGCGTTCTTTAATTGACGAGTCATATTGTTCGACAAGTATCTTGTGTCACTTGATCGGGACAGCAAGAACTATATATACAAAGTTATCTGACTGGGTAGACACGAACAGCAACGGCTTGGAGGCATCAGGAAATATGCCTACAGTGGGACCGCTGATGTTCCCACGAATTGCAAACAACGAATTGTATATTAAGAAGTTCTATGTTCCGATGACTTATCCGGCCGTTGCTAGTCCTCTAAAAATCGGATACACACCGGGCAAGCTTAATGCTGAGAATGTGTACAGTCTCAATGATAAGACATATGTGTGTCTTAATAATGGTGTTATCGGCTTATTCGTAGAGGTCGAAGATCAAGGGGATTAACTCTGGCAACCTTAACAACCTTAATTACTCATGCAGTTATTAAGGTTGCACAAAGTTGGAGAAAAGTTGGAGAAAAGTTGGAGAAAAGTTGCATGATATACACACTTAATGAGATCTATGCATCAGGCGGCCAGCTCCCTGCCGTCACTCTCACTATAGAGAATGAGGAGATAGGAGAGCTTAACTTTATCCTTGCATATGAGGATAAGAAAATTGATGATGTGCTCTATCATGCATCAGCTTTCACAGTACAGCTCCCTGAGAGGTCTGATAGTGGGTTCACTGACCTTGCTTTCTCCATCTGTGGGGTCTCAGGTCAGTGCTATGCATATGTGAGGAGAGCTCTTATGAGTCACACTACCACATATCTGACTCTCAAGCAGTGGCACTCTGAGACAGGTGAGCTCATGTATCAGCAGAGGCTGACAGTGACAGGTGGGCAAATCACAAGAGAGTCAGCTAACTTTACAGCATCATTCTGTGACATGCTGAATACAGAGTTTCCAAAGCTGAGATATACAGTGAACAATGCCCCCGGTCTCAAGTATGTAGCATAGGAGGACAGATGAGGTCAATCAATGACTACTTGCTAAATAAGCACACACCTAATGGCAGAAAGTATCCATATTTGGACTGTTGGGGTCTTATTGTAGATGTGTACAGAGAGATGCTGGGCATCTCCCTCCCTGAGTACACAGACCTCTCTCAGAGAGATATGAGCAAGGCTCTCATGTATGAGCGGCAGTCGGGGCGGTTCATGGAGGTGGATGATGAGCCTCATGATTATGATGTGATAGCTTTTTTCATCGGGGGCAGACTGTATCATGTCGGCCTGTGGATCAGAGGTAAGATCCTCCACACATCACAGAAAAAAAATTGCAGATATGAAATGCTTGAGAGTGTAGCACTCTCTCATAGGAGATTGTACAGATATGTTAAGGGTAGAGATAGTCAGTAGAGAGGACCTCAGCAGAGTGCTGGAGTCTCATCTCATAGATGTGCATGACTGCAGTCTGATGGAGCTCATCAAGCGTGAGTGTCCGTCATACTCTCCTGAGATTGAAGTCTATCTCAGTGCATATGTAGATGGAGTGAGATTTCAGTATGATGATTGGGACATTGTCAGACTAGGCAAGGCAAAGAGTCTTAAAATAGTCATTGAGGCTGGTGGTATTGGGGCTGGTGTTATCATGGGCATCATCAGCATCATCATGGCTGTAGCATCTGCAGTGTATGGCATCATAATGGCCAACAAGATGACCTCTGCTACTCAGGGAGACACCAAGCAGGGGAGCTCCATCTATGATGTCAATGCTCAGGGAAATAAAGTAAAGCTCACTCAGGTAGTGCCTGAGAATTTTGGCTTTTTCAAGCATTTCCCTGACTATCTCGCTGATAAGCATGTTTTCTACAGAAATAATAAGCAGTTCATGGATGTGATACTGTGCCAAGGTGTAGGCTACTATGACTACAAGTCAGACCACTCTGATGTCTATGTGGGTGAGACTCCAATCAGTGAGCTTGAGGGATGCAGAGTGGCAGTCATTGAGCCGGGTGAGGTGATTACTGCTCAAAATTCCATAGAGGACAAATGCTGGTATTGTTATTACAGCTCCACTGAGGTGACTGCCTCAGGTCATACTCTTGAGCCTGCAGTGAGTGAGATTGATCAGAGCTCACAGATTAATCCACAGGTGCTGTATGCTGCCAATACGTTTTCAGGCACATACTATGTGAATGGCTATACAAGTGTAGGCTGTGCTGGTCCCTCCTCCACTCCTCCGATTAAAAAGAAATTAGACCTGAGATGGGATGATGGTGTGTATTTCACTATCACAGGCTCAAATAACACTAGAGCTGTAGGCTCTGCAGATACCATTACTGACGACCCATTGACAGGGACAAGCTCTGTAGATGTGACGCTTGCTGAGTCTTTTACAGGTGATAATTATGCACTGCATCAGCAGTGGCTCAGAGCAAGAGTGACTGAGACTGTGATTGACCCTGATACTCAGGAGGAGAGTGAGGTCATTGTCTCAGCCGGGGACATCATCAAGGTCATTATCAGAAAAATCACTAGAGTGACATACACAGTCATGGGTGGCACTTCGGGACCTCAGATAATGAGAGCTGACAGTAGTGATGAGTTTATTTCTCCATGTGAGGTGTTGGACATCTCATATGCGACTGTAGGTGATGATGAGAAAGCTACAGTGACACTAGACACTGCTGAGATTGATGTAGGCACATATCCTCCATCTCCATCAGTGCCATCATCAGCATATGATGTGCAGACCACTCAGCTCATGGAGATTGAGATTACTCAGGGTATACCTGCAGACTATCCATACCCTGATGACGGCATGTACATCATCAATGACCATGACTCCTCTACAGGTGTGTATGATGTGAGTCGTGTCTCTGATGATTATGCAGTGATCTCTGATTGGGTGGAATTCTGGGGGCAAGGCATAGCTAATGAGTCACTCACTTTCACAATTGATGAGAGCTCCAGCACTGCAGGAGAGTGGGTGGGTCCGTACAGAGCCTGTCCATATGGTGCAGAGTCTAACATCTTTGAATATGACATAGCTTTCCCTCAAGGTCTCGGATACCTCAAGGATGATGGTACATTCAGAGATCAGAGTGTGACTATTGAGATCGCATACAGAAGAGCAGGCAGCTCTGATGAGTGGACATCAGTGCAGAGGACTTTCACTGATAACACCAATGATGAGCTTGCTTTCACATATCAGCTTGAGACTGAGACTCCAGGCAACTACGAATTCAGAATGAAAAATCTCTCAGAGGAGTCAAACAGCACAAGAGTGCTCTCACAGTGCAAGTGGATCGGCCTCAAGAGTGTCATCAGCACTGTCAATAAGTATGATGACATGACTGTACTTATATGCAGATTTAAGGGCACAGAGACTCTGTCTGAGCTTTCTGAAAATCAGATTGCTACATATTGGACAAGACAGCTCCCTGACATCAGCACAGGAGACCTGACTCCTACTACAGACATTGCTCCTGTAATAAAGTATGTGTGCAATAAGTCAAAATATGCAGGTATTGTCAATGATGCCGCATTGAGTGACTATGACCTATTGTGGAGGAGGAGCAGTCTGCATCTGAATGGCACTGTAGATGATGACAGCACTCTGCTCAATGTGCTGAGAGACTGTCTGAGTGTGGGGTTCTCCTCTCCAATTGTGGTGAACAATAAGCTTGAATTTTCAAGACTTCACAGGATTGATGAGACTCTGCCACTGTCTCAGATTTTCACACCTCAGAACCTGACCAAGTCTCCTGAGATTACTTTCAATCTGCCAAAGGATGATGATGTGGATGAGGTGGTTGTGGACTATACCTCTCCTGAGACATACAAGACTGAGACAGTTTTCTGTCATGTGGATGATAATGATGACAGTCTAGTCACTGCATATCCAATGTCAGTCAATCAGGAAAAGCTCACGGCCTTTGGAGTGACATCCTATGAGCAGGCTGTAGCTATGGGTATGAGGAGACTCAGATATCTGAGGAGTACAAGAGTCACATACAAGATAGAGACTGAGTATGATGGTCTCAACTGTCAGTATAATGACCTTGTGGGACTTGTGCTGGATGAGAACATCAGCAACATCACAGGCAGAGTCACTGCATATGATGCTGATGAGCTCACTGTGATTACAGACATGGAGATACCATCTCAGCTCACAGGCGGCATAGTGTACATCAGAGCCATGGATGGCTCTGCAGAGCAGTACACATACAGCAGGATAGACAGCCATCATCTCAGCATAGACAGAGCTCTGCCGGAGTGGTCTGATGACTATGGGACTGTCATGGAGTTTCCTTTCTTTGCCATCGGTGAGATGGTGAGATGTTGGGTGACATCCGTGTCTCCAGCAGATAAGAAAGTAAGTCTCACATTAGTCAATTATGATGAGGACATTTTCAAGGATGATATTCTTTTAGATGGAGATGATAATGACTAGAATAACTGCTTTTTGTGTAGTCAATTCTGACTACATTGATCCTGCAATAATTGCCCTGAGATCTTTTCTCAAGTATAACAGAGTGCATACAATCATCTATGCAGAGAGAGGCACAAATCTCAGGAGACTGAGGATGGCAACTGAGGGGCATGGAGTAGTGATCAGAGAGAGAGACTTTCCTGAGCTCCCTGTGCATGAGACTCTAGGGGACAAGTATTTCTCACTGTTCTGCAGCAGAGAGGCTCTGCCTGCATATGCGATGAGACTCAAGGCTCTTGATGAGCTCAGAAAAGATTACGACATTATACTTAATTTTGATCTCGATACACTTTTTTTCAACTCAGTCACACCTCTCCTGAGCAGAGTCTCAGACTCTGCCATCTATGGAGTATCTGAGAGGAGAAACAGAGACAGGTGGATCAAGTCATTGGGAGTCAAGGATATTGCTCCACTCTCTCCATATCTCAATACAGGTCTAGTGATATACGGAGCAAAGGCTCTGCAGTCAGTAGATGACCTGATGAGTGACTATGAGTCTTTCCTCGAGCAGAATTCTCAGCATGTCTACTGCCCTGAGCAGGACTACATCAACTATAAATTCCATGACTACATGCATGAGATACCTGCTCACTATAATCTGATGTTTACTGATGTAAATTACAGACAGACTCCTCCTGTGATGGTGCATTTTCTTGGCAAAGATAAGCCATGGAGCGGTCATGTCACAGACATGCAGACCTCTGTATATTTCAGGCGGTATGCCGTAGAGTGTCAGCGATGTGAGCACATAATTAGTGATGATTTTCTCAAAAAAGTGAGAGCCACAAGTCAGCTCATATAAGTGTGATTTTAATATCATTTGACTCCTTTAATATCAGCATATGATATCTGTTGCCTCCCATGGTGGGAGGTATAAAGGAGGAATTTTATATGGATGAAATTACACATACCATACTGCCTAATAATGGGGGTGGTTGGGGTGGCACTGCCCTTGGTGCTGGTTTCGGTGGCCTCATTGGCTCATGGCTCGGGAATGGCGGCTTTGGTGGCTTTGGTGGCCGTGCTGCTGGTGGCATCGGCTATGATACCGGAGCTCTCAATGGCATTCAGGGACAGCTCAATAATCTGAGTGGTCAGGTAGCCAATGCAGACAGAGACCTGCTCATGCAGACCTCAGGTCAAAATCAATTCATTGGCAACCTTGTGAACAGCACCGGGGATGCCATTGTGGGTGCTATCAATGCATCTGCACAGGCTACTCAGCAGGGCATTTTTGGCAATTCCCTGTCAAATGTTCAGGCTCAGGCCGCAAACAGCTTGGCCATGTGTCAGGGTTTCGGTGGCATTAATTCAAGCATTGACAGGGGAGTGGGTGCTCTCAACATGAATATCTCTAATCAGGGTGCTCAGTCTCGTCTGCAGGCTCAGGAGCTTGCCTCTCAGCAGAAAGACTGCTGCTGTCAGGTGCTGAGAGCAATTGAGCAGGAGGGGTGTGCTAACAGAGAACTCCAAAGAGAGATACAGACTCAGGCTCTCAGAGATGTGCTTGCCAATGCTCAGGCAGAAAATGCTGCTCTCAAGTCTCAGATCTTTCAGACCAATGCAATGGCTCAGCAGACTGCTGCCATCATCAGTGCTCTCAAGCCTACTACTGCCGCTGCAGCAGGCTAATGAGTGACTTTAATGCCCTGAGGTCTATCCTTGGGGCATTTTTGTGGGGACAAAAATATGGAAATAATAACAGTAAAGAAACACAGCACGGCAGAGCATAATCACTCAGAACCTAAAGATAAAATTCATAATTATGAAGATGATATCTATGGAGGCTCTCCTGATGCAGACTACATGAGACACTGTCATGAGGTGGACATGACTCCTCCTGAGACATGGAGCAAGTATGATATGGAGAGTCCTGCCGGGGTGAGAAAAGTCATAGAGATGGAGTACAGAGAGCTCATGACTGCTACTACTGAGGCAGACAGAGAGGAAAATATCTATCACTTGTCTGTGGCTCTACTCAGGATGTGGAGGCTGATGCATCATGACAAATAATGCAATTAATCCTAATCTCCTGAGCTCTATCTATCAGTCTCAGGCCGTGCCTAGTCTCCAGCTCACTCAGATTGATGGCTATGAGCCTCTCTCTGAGTTTACAGACAGCTCAGGTATCAAGTGGAGGCTGGTCAAGGCAGCAAATAGTGGCATGAGTGAGATCCCTGACCCTCAGTCTGTCAATGTGACTGACTATTGGTGTCATGAGTATCCCGGCAGTGGAGGCAAGGTGCACATCTATGTAGTAGAGGGAGTGAGAGTGCCAAAGACTGCAAGAGAGACAGCATGCAATGTGCTCTATAGCTGGTTTTCTACTGTAGATAATAAGAATTTTACACCTCAGATGATAAGACCTGCAGAGTGGCTGATGGCCAATGTCTATGCCGCTCCCATCTCAGATGCTAGAGTGAGCAAGCTCAAGGCATTATGTAAGATTAGAGATGATGCTCAGTCAGTGATGACTCAGACAAAGGACTCATATGAGCAAGCTCCATTGATAAGTCAGGAGATATTAAGTGGCAACAATGCAGGAGGCTCAGCAGCTCGATCATCTGCTGGAAATAATAAGGGAAAGTGCTCTGCAGATAATAGATGACAGGGCAGTATCCAATACTGAGCTCCTGTCATACATGTATGATGCAGGACTTCAATTTGTGGGAGATAAGAGTCTGCAGAGAATTGTAGACATCGGGTCTATAGGTCTTGCATATGCGGTCAGGATTCAGAGCTCAAAGAAAAATTTATAGGGTTTCTATAGTTTCTCTGAGTTCCTAAAGTTTATATTCAGGTTTCTAA